TTTGCCATACGGATTGAGCTTTTCGGTAAATCTAAAGGATGTTCGGGATAACTTCCCTGACGAACTTAGGACGTTAAAACTAGCAGAAACAAATATTGATTTAGCACTAAAAATAGGAAAGCCAATTTTAAAACCTTTATCTTCTATGTCTAAAAAAGAAGCGTATGACTTGTTATCATTGGTTGTGTTTGATCTAACCGTTGATATAGAAGACATGGAGAATCTTATTATTAAAAGGGATTTAAATGAGATTATTATCAAATGTACATTTAAAAATAGCATCTATTATGATACATTGTTTTCTTTATATATAAGCGGAGAAAGAATTTTATATACTTCAACAGACAATGATGGAGAAGAGCCTTTGCTTACAAGTTACTCAATGTATGAACATTTATTCTCCAATCATTTTGATGTATTCGGATTAATCAGAAAAGGGTTAGCAATAGCGAAATGAATAAAGGGTTTGCAATGAGTATAGTATCGACTTTAAATATTATCAAACATGAAATATAAATATCAAAAACACCTAGAGGAATTTGCAAGTTGCAAAGTCGGAGATATGGTCCACAAAGGGAAATACAACTCAATAAGATATCACTTAGCCTGTATCTTAATAGGCTTAGGTTATGCAGTAACCTGTAATGGTGGTTATATGGTAATTATTAAGTCCATTCCAGCCGATGCAAAATATCACCACTTAAACAAAAAGATACAGAGGGACACAAGCGAAATAGCCTTAAATTTTTGGATAAATAACTACGAACATAAATATAGGGACTATATCCCATTCTTTTATGCTGTTTATCTTTTTATACACAAAAGAGATAGCACCCCATTCACGATTGAGGATGTAATGAAAGATTTCCCTGCAATGGCTAGATCTACCGTAAAGGGATACCTATGGACCTTTTCATACATGGGTGTATTGAAGAGCAAGAAAAGAGGGGAGTACGTAAAGGTTAGGGAGATTCCAGGCTATGTAAAAGCTAGAATAGACCTCAAAAGAGGACCTAAAGAAACAACAAAAATAAAGCCTAAATGCAATCGCCCAATAGTGTACAACCATAATCGTGCTAAATTATACGAACTAGCAGCAAAGGCTGGTTTATACAAACAATAAAAAAACATTAAATAGTATGGAGCGGTATTGATGTAGATGAATTTATCAATGATTTAAGAGGAAGGAGGTTTAGTGATAGTGGGGATATTATTAGACTATATTAAACAAGTGATGCAAACACAATAATTAAAGCAACCAAAAAATAAGTGCTTAAATATTTGGAAATGTTAATTATTTTTAGTATATTGGGAGCTAGACGGTGAAGTTTATCACAACACAATTAAAACAAATACAAGAAACAGGAGGGGCCGGGGATATAGACGACTAAATAACCCAGCCAATAAAGATAGAATAAAAAAACACACATTGAGGCAATTTAGGTACATAAAGTTTTTAAATAAAAGAAGCAGAAAGAAATGTAAGCTAAAAAGGGAGGCGTATCCAAAATATTACGAAGAAAGGAGGAACAATGAAGTTGACAGCAAAGCAGGAAAAGTTTTGCCATAAGTATATTGAAACAGGTAATGCAAGTGAAGCTTATAGGCAAGCGTATTCAACCAAAAGGATGAAGATGGAGACGATAAATAACAACGCTTATAACCTGCTCAAGAGAAGCGATATAACAGCGAGGGTAAAGGAGCTACAAGCCAAAGCAGAACAAAAGTCTAATTATCGCAAACAAGACGCAATTAAAGACCTTGTAGAGATTATCACAACCAACCCGATGGAGTATATCAACGTAGAGGAGAGAGTCGATAGAAACGGCTTAAAACAGGTCGTTGTTGTTAAAGACCTAGAATCGCTCCCAAAGGAGAAACAGAAATGCATCAAGAGTATTGCTCCAGCAAAAGGTGGTGGTGTGAGGGTTGAGTTTTACGATAAGCTAGCTGGTTTAGATAGACTAAGCAAGATGTTGGGCTGGGATGAACCAGTCAAGAACGATATCAATATAATGAGTAAGTTCACGGATGATGAGCTAGAAGAGAAGATAGAGCAGTTAAAAAGTAATTTATGAGGTTTGGGCAAATAAGGATAGATATTTACGACGCTAGGGTGCGTTGGTTTATCGGCTCAAAGCGAGAGTTCCAAAAGAAGTATAATATACCCGACTTTATTTTAGAGAATACAGAAGGTAGCGATGGGCTAACTATTTACTATAAGGGATATCACTATGTGTGGGCTGAAGGTGTGGATTTATACAAAGTAATACCGCATGAATGCCTGCATGTAGTTTGCGATATCTTTAAGCTTAGGGGTATTGAGTTTGATAATGATAATCACGAACATGCAGCCTATTTATTGGGCTATTTAACTAATAAAATAATGAGTAAATTATGGACTTTGTAGAAATAACTAAAGAGGAGCAGGAGCGTGAACGTATAAGTGTTTACGAGTATATAATTTGAGGTTATGTATTAAAACAATTTAGTATGGATGAGTAGAAAGAAGAAAGAATTATTATTACAGTTATTATATGAGAGGTCGGTACGTAAAGCACGGGCTGACTTGCTTTGTTTTACAAGGCATAACTTTATGGGCTTTGAAACTACTTGGTTTCACGAGAATTACTACTCTATTCTTAACGACTTCATTCACAAAAAGTACAAAAAGGTTGCAGTTTTCATACCTCCACAGCACGGAAAGAGTTTAGGTAGTACAGTGATGACTCCTTCTTTTCTAGTTGGCACTAATCCCGATAATCGTATAGCCATAGTTAGCTACTCGGCAACCAAAGCAGGGGAATTTAACAGGCAGATACAGCGTGTTATAGACTCCCACAATTACAATAGTGTTTTCCCTAACACAAGACTAGCTACTCCAAAGGATAAAGCTGTTAGAACGTCCGAAATGCTAGAGATACCTAATCATATAGGTAGTATTAAAACAATTGGTGTTGGTGGTGCATTAACGGGTAGCCCTGTAGATATTCTTATTATGGATGACCTGTATAAGGATGCAGAGCAAGCGTGGAGTCCAGTTCAAAGAGCCAAAGTGCAGGATTGGTATACTTCGGTAGCATTAACAAGACTTCACAACGATAGCCAACAACTAATGGTATTCACTAGGTGGCACGAGGAGGACTTAGGGGGCTTTATACTTAGTCAAGACGGGATTTACTCCGAAGATAATCCGAATGGTTGGGTGGTTGTTACTTTCCCAGCTATAAAGATTGGAGAACCTAACGATATAGACCCACGAGAAGAAGGAGAGGCACTGTGGAAGGAGAGGCACTCAAAAGAGAAGCTACTATCAATTAGGGAGAAAGACAAGAGAGTGTTTGATAGCCTTTACCAACAAAATCCTAAGCCGTTGTATGGATTGATGTACGACAAGGGATTTAGAACTTATACACAGCTACCCTCATTGCACGGAGGAGCTATCAAGGCATATACAGATACAGCAGACACAGGTCAAGACTACTTGTGTTGTATTGTTTACGTGGAGACTAAGCAGTTTAACTATGTGTTGGATTTAGTGTATACACAAGCACCAATGGAGACGACAGAGGGTCTAGTAGCTGATTTAATGGGTAAGTATAATGTTAGTGAGAGTATCATTGAGAGTAATAACGGGGGGCGTGGATTTGCTAGGAACGTAGAGAGACTTTGCCGTGAGCAAGGCAACAGCAAGACATACTTTAGGTGGTTTCATCAAAGCAAAAACAAAGAAAGCAGGATACTAACTAATAGCTCGGAGGTTCAGAATTTAACACTTTTTCCCGAGGGCTGGGAGACTATGTATCCAAAGTTCTGTTATGACTTATTGAACTATAACAGGATAGGCAAGAACAAACACGATGATGCACCTGATGCACTAACAGGAACAATAGAGAATAGGGGAGTAGAGACAAATATAGACTATAATAGGTTGAAGCAAATGTTTTATTAATATGAGTATAGAAGATAGAATAAAGGAGTTAAAGAAGCATAGAGATGCTGATTTACCTGATTGGAGTAAGCTAAAGGACGAGTACGATAAGAGTAGGCATAAAGTTCATAGCGATATAAAGTTTAAGAATGTAAGTGGTAAGAACCTTGTTAAGGTAGATTACGGCGTTCAAAAACTAATGTGTGATAGGATAGTGCAGTTAATGAATACTATACCTATTGAGAGGGTTTATGAGGCTAAAGATGAGAGAGAAGAGGAAGCAAGTAGAATAATAGAGGCAGTGTTTGCCGATAACAAGATAGACACAGAGAACAACAGAAGGCTACACGCTTATTTTGCTAGTTGTGAGGTTGTGAGTATGTGGACTGGTATTGAGCAGACACATAACAGATACGGAGTACCTTGTAACACTAGACTAAGGATATCATCTAGTAGCCCAATGGAGAGAAAGTATTCAAGGCTTAATCAAGCTGATTTATATCCTGTCTTTGACGACTTCGGGGATATGCAGGGATTTGGAATCGGGGGATTAACAAGAGACGACAAGGAGTACTTCACTTTTTACACCGAAAACACTATTGAAGAGTATGTTAAGGAGAAGAATGGTTGGGTAGGAGAGGTAAAGGAGAATCCAATAGGGAAGATACCTTTGTCTTATATGTTTAGAATGAACCCAATATATTACGGGCAGGAGCATAATGTAGATACGATAGAAACAATCGAGAGTTCACAGGCACAGATTATTAAAAGAAACTCCGCACCCGTATTAGCTATACTTGGTGAAATGGGTAGCAACTTTGCAGAGCAAGAGGTTGATGAGCTAGAGAGAAAAACGGGAGTACCGCGGGAGATAATCAATCTTACTGGAGGAGGCGATGTTAAATTCGTAGAGAGCCCTATAAATGCAGATGCACCTGATAGAGTTATTAAGAGGATTAAACGCGTTATAGAGGAGGAGTCGCAACTTCCATTAGATTTAGGATTAGAAGCATTACAAGGGCTTGGAAATGTGTCAGGGGAGGCACTTAAACAAGTTCTAATGGGTGCTCATCTTAAGGTAGGTCAAGAGCAAGGCGAGGTAATAGAGTTCTTAGATAGAGAGATTAGGGTAGTTAAGGAGTTACTAGCTACGGCACTACCAAAGTATGCTGATGCAATTCACTCTGTTAAGGTAGAGAATGTTATTACTCCATTTACTATGGATGATGAGAGTGAGGATTTAAATAGAAATATTCTAAGGCTAAACAATAAGCTAACATCAAGAAGAGAGCTGATGCGTAAGGAAGGTATTTCCGATGCAGACAAACTATTTGATGAGATAATAGAAGAGGATAATATGATACAGATATCATCACCTTACATATCTGATATATACTAATGACAGGACTAGGATTTGATAGAGAAAGAGTTAGGTCTATAGCTAAAGCCTACGATAATAAGTTGCTGGATATATACGACAAGTACACAGAGATGTTGGCTAGTTATGGAATATTCGGCAATCCTAATTATGTGTTTAGGTTTGAAGATGTACTTCCTGATGCACAGGTTAGGGATATATTTAGAAACCTACAATCAGAACTATACGGGCATATAGAGGAGGGTATTAATCGCGAGTGGGGGTATGCTAATGCAAAGAATGATATAATTACATTAAAGTACCTTCAAGGAATTGACAGTCCTAAGATAGACAAGATAAGGGATAAATTATTTGATAGGAATTACAAAGCACTAGAAGCGTTCAAGAAGCGTAAAAGGTATGGGCATACACTATCTAATAGAGTTTGGAGGCTAACAAAGAAATTCAAGCTAGATACAGAGGTAGCTATACAAGATATACTTCGCGAGGGGTTAGCAGACGGAACAAGTGCATCCGAATTGGCTAGAGAGCTAAAGAAGCACCTAAGAGAACCTGATAGGCTGTTTAGAAAGGTAAGGGAAGCAGACGGGGGATTAAGGTTAAGTAAACAAGCTAAGTCTTATAATCCGGGTAGTGGGGTGTATAGGTCAAGCTATCAAAATGCGTTAAGGTTAGCACGTACAGAGGTTAATCAAGCGTATAGGTATGCAGATGTACAGAGGATACAGAATTTAGACTTTGTTGTAGGTATTGAAATTAAAAGGAGTAACACCTATTATGATTGTGATATATGTGAGAACCTAAAGGGTAGGTATCCAAAAGATTTTGAGTTTGTTGGGTGGCATCCGAACTGCAGGTGTTCTGTCAGTACTATTTTAGCAACAAGAGAGGAGTTTATAAATTATCTAGAAACAGGGGAATTAAAATCAAAGAATGAAATCACAAGGTATCCAAAAGACTACAAGGGGTATCGCAAAGATTACATTAGTGCCTATACTAAATAAAACTTGAATTAAAAAGTATTTTAGGATAAATTAACTTAATATATTTGTTAAATATGTTAAAATTAACTATATTAGAGCCATGAAATTAAAATTACAAGAAAGGTTGAAAACGGAGGGAAGCTCTTTCGGTTTCAATGAAGACGAAATCAAGCAACTAACCGACTTGCTATCGGGTGGTTTAACAGATGAGTCTAGCGAGGAAGATTTAGCGAGTGTAGTCAAACAGGGGTTATCAATTATGAAGCTATCGCAATCCGCAGTTAATAGGAGTGTGAATAAAATCAAAACACCTGTTGATAAGAAAGTAGAAAAACCAATTGAAAAGCCAATTGACAAGAGTAAGGGGGAGACTTCTAATGAGGTTCTGGAACTCTTAAAGGGATTGAGTGAAGAGATACAAGCACTAAAGGGTGCTAACGTAAAGAAGAGTAGAAAGGAAAGACTTAACGACCTTTATAAGGGATTACCAAAAGAAGACAAAGAAAGGCTTTTAACACAGATAGAATTGGTTGAGTTTCCTAATGATGAAGCTTTCGAGCAATTCATCGAGGTACAAAAACCTTCTATTGATGCGTTGGTTGCAAAAGTAGGTGCAGATAAAGTTAATTCACTTGCTAAGCCTAAGACTAGTATAAATACGGATAAGTTGCCGTCCAAAGAAGAGGCAGCGAGAGCGTTCAATATTAAATTGAAAGAATAATATGGATTTAATTAAAAATGATAAAGTCATAGATAAATCACTTGATACGTTAATTGTACAAAAGGTAGTTACAGAGATATCAGGTGGTGTTGTTTTAGACGTAGAAGGATATAACGGAGAATACATCTACGCAGGGCAACCAATAGTTGTTGAAGATGTATTGGGAAAGGCTAATTACAAACCATTAAATGTAACGAAAGAGCCTGTTGGAGATGAAAAGGGAACACTAGCGGCATTAGGTGAAGGTCAAGAATTACTTGGTCTATCAATTCAATCAACTAGTGTAGATAAAGCACAAGTTGGTGTTGTTACATTCGGAGTTATTAACAATGAGGCATCCTACTTTGATATTTCAGAGTACATCAAAGAGTTAGGGTGTAAAGAACCAATTAAATAAGAGGAGGATAATATATGAGTTTTTTAGGATTAGATAATTTAGCTGGATACTTCATTCAAGGAGCTAAGCTAAAAGATGAGACGTTAAAGGATAATGACGGGTTATTATATCCTCAATTCTTAGATTATGAATTGTCGGCAGATGATAACTGGAGTATAGTATCGGGTGGTAATAAATATGTCGCTGCGGACATCGTGTCTTATGATAGTTCTACCCCGTTGAAGCGTAGACCTTCTATTAGCTTGTATTCAGGTCGTATACCGAAGAGAGCTATTAAGAGAGCGTTGAATGAGTCGGAGATTATGCAATACAAGGACCTTAGGTCTAGAGGAGCTAATGAAGAGAGGTTAGCAGGATTTGTATTTAAGGATGCTCCGTTTTGCGTTGAGGGTATCGAGCAGTCAGTAGAACACGACTTCCTTAGCTTATTGGCAGGTCAGTCAGTGTTATTGCACGATGAGGAGAACGCTAAAGCAGGTAATGGTATTAGATTAACACTAAAAGGGAACAAAATCTCTGGTGAGTATACTAAAGCTAAGTGGGAAGAAGCTATTGCTAAAGCAGATGAGAATGCAGGTGCAAGTGTAGCTGTTATGAGTAAGGCTACCTTTAACAAGTGGAGAGATTCTGATTTTGCGAAAGGATTACACGCACAGGGTGTTGGTATAGATAGTGGATTACTTCCTACTACTGTTCAATTCAAAGAGGAGATTAAGGCAGAGTACGGAATTGATATAATCGTTATTGATAGTAGAATTAGAGTAGAGTCTAACGGAAAGCAAAGAATGGTTCAGCCATTTATTGATGATGTTACTACTTTCTTACCTAGTCAAAAGATTGGTAGAGCAGTTTATACGATGACTGCAGAGCACGATTCAGAGTTTAGAAACGATAATTGCGTAGCTTATACAGAACCTAATCAATATACATTGTTAGCTGTTGAGCATAGAACAGAGCCATTACGTTTAGAGACAAGAGCACAGGCGATTATATTACCTGTATTTGATGAGATAGATAATATGGTATTCTTAAACCTAAAATAGAATGATAGTATTAGAAGCAATTAAGGCAAAGATGAGACCTTATCCAGTTCCCCACACTAGCATTGAAGTTCAGTGTATTGAATTCGGACTAGACCCGAAAGAGACGTACGTACAAGACCTCAAGCGTGAGACTAACCTTGTATGTATCGAATTGTTAAAAAATATGTTAAACGTTTCTTCTATTTCTCAATCGGGAGCAAGTTTAGGCTTTGATACTGATGCGTTAAGACGCAGACTGATAGCTTTAATGAAAGAGGAGGGGCTGGATGCTTCTGATTACGCTAAAGACTCTGTAGCTAGAATTTTCTAACGAGAGTTTTCTAAAGAGAGTATTCTAAAGAGGGTTTTCTATAAAAGGAATAAAATAAAAGATGATAGGTTACATTATAGGTTATAAAGTAGGTGAAGAGCCAATAATACCCGATCCATTGGGTGGGGAAGTTGAGCCAGAGCAGATGACTGATTACTTGGAGTGTACCTATGTATATAATAAGAATAGTTACTCTATTTATGAAGAGGGCAAGAGGTACGATTACACTTACGAAGTTATAGTTGACGAGGGCTTTATGTGGAATGACGTTCAGTTGTTTGATTATCACAAGAAGCCATTAACTAAGATTATCAAGTTAAGAGGGAGACCAGAGTATCTAGACCTTATGTGTAAGACAAAGTTGTATTTATAATGGGTATCAAGGTAGTAGAAATGGGTAGTGTTATAGACTTTGGCGAAATGGTAATAGACAAGGTTGTTCAGTCTTTGCTATATGCTGGAGAGGTTGGATTAAACACGGCTCGTAATGAAGATACCTATAAGGATAGAACGGGCAACTTACGTAGTTCGGTTGGGTATGCAGTTCTTAATAACAGATATGAGATTGTAGAAGATGGGTTCTTACCTACTTCGGGTAGTGAGAATGGTTCTAAAGGTCAGTTAAAGGGTAAAGAGTATCTAGACAGCCTAAAGGTTAAATATGGTAAAGGTATTACATTAATAATGGTAGCTGGTATGGAGTATTCTGGCTATGTAGAAGCTAATTATTCGGTACTAGCAAATGCAGAGATAAAGACTATTGAAGAATTTAGTGCATTGGTGTATAAATTAAAGTTATGACATATAAGAGCAAAGAAGAGGTTGAGTTAGATGTGTATTACTTGATATACGAGACTCTTAAAGGTCTTAATACAAGGGGTGATTATAATAACGATTACGGTTCGGATTATAAAATCTACACTGATATAGGAGACAAGGGAGTTAAAGGTCATTTGTATTTATCAGATACACGGAATGAGAAGACGGCAGAGGATTGCGTTATACGTTGTACTGCATTAGTTAATCAAAGCTGTTATCAAGAGGGTGTAGTTAATATTAATGTTTACGTACCTTTCATTAACAGAGGGCAGTCAGTAATGACAAAGGATACTAAAAGAGTAATTGAGATAAGTAACATATTAAAAAGGGTAAATGATTATTTAGTTAGAGATAAGATGAGCTTAAAAAGAAAGGGCTATTACTTCCGAGAGGAGGAGGGTATTTACTCTTATCAAGATGACGGCGAGACGCTTGTTAATAACAAACTATCATTTACGTATTATGGATATTAAATTAAGTAAAAATGGCAGAATATAAGAGTTCAATTGGAAAGAATGTTTCTTTGAAGGTTGGTAAAATGGGTGAAGGTGAAACAATGGGGGTTAGTTTAGAGCAAACGGCTTGTTTCCTAGAGAACACATTTGACATAACCAATGAAGAAGGAGAGTCGCTAGAATTAAGATGCGAGGGTGGAAGAGTAATAGATAGTACTACTAAAGACGGTAATATACTAATCACTGGTGAGCTTTACGGATTAGATGATAAGGATAAGTTTTGGCAAATGGATGGTAACAAGGTTACTTCATTAGTTACAGATGACTTCCTAAGTGTTGATATAGCTCCTGATATGCCAGGTGCTACTGGTATTAAAGCTCCAAAATGTAAAGTTAGTGCAGGTGTTGCATTTAATACGGCACAAGGCTGGAGAATACCTGTAACGATTACAGTGATGAAGACAAAAGGTGATAGTGGTTACTATTGGGAGTATTATGTAGTTGGTAGTGAAGCAGGGGCATAATGGTAGATAAGACTATTTTAGAAGATAAAAGCCTTATTAAAATAGGAGGGCGGGGCTTTAGAGTCTCGCCTTTTTCTTTAGGCACATTAATCAAGGTAAGTGGCTGTATTAGTCGTTTACCTAATATTGATAGTATTGCACTAGATACAGAAGAAAACGTATTAGAGGCTATTAAAACAAGCCTAATGATAGGTAAGGACTGCGAGGGTGTAGCTGATATACTAGCTTACTTTATTATGGGTGCAAAGAGGCATTACGATATATTTTACAGGATTAGATTTTACTTTCTAAAGCGTTGGATATTGAATTTGCCTATTAATGAGGTATATAATGCTATTGCTTGGTTTATAAACAATTCAAATTTATCATCTTTTTTCGTCAATACCACTTTCCTAACAGGGATAAATCTTCTCAAACCGACGAAAGTGGATTAAATGATAGTATTTGGGCAATGGTAGGAGGATTTGTAAAGTATTTTGGTGTTGCATTTGATTATGTGTTGTATGAGATGAGTTGGGCTAACATACAGATGTATAATGCAAGTATTCCTGATTATAGTCCAAAGAAGGAAAAGAAAGGTTTGAGTTGGAATGAAATGATAAATAAAGCAAAGGGTATGGGGGTATGAAAAAGACAACATTTTTACTTAATTTAGAAACAAAAAAGTTTCAACAGGAAGCGAAAAGAGCCGATGATAGTCTAAAGGGTATCGGCAATACAGCTAGAGTTGAAGGTAAACATATAGATGCTTTCAGTAATTCGTTAAAGAAAGGCATTGCAGGTGCTTTGTCTGTTACGGCGGTGGTTGCATTCACAAGGGAGCTAACTAACGTTAGAAAGGAAATGGCTAATATAGAGGTAGCTATGGAGACTATGCTTGGTAGTAAGGCTAGAGCAGATGAATTACTTGCAAGTGTACAAAAGTTCGCTGTAACGACGCCATTTAGCTTAACAGAGGTTTCACAGGCTACGCAAACATTGCTTACTTTTGGAACTAAAGCGGAGGATATAGAGAAAACACTGGAGCAATTAGGTAATGTTGCTAGTGGTGTTGGTAAGTCTTTACTTGACGTTATAGAGCCTTATGGTAGGATAATGATTACAGGTAAAGTTGGGGCTTTAGAGTTACGGTTAATTGCTTTGAGAGGTATTCCTATTTATGAGGAGTTAGCTAAAAACATAGGTGTTACTACCGAAGAGATAAATAAAATGACTTCGGAGAGCTTGATTACTAAACAGCACGTTGTAGATGCTTTTGAGTCTATGAGTTCGGCAGGTGGTAAGTTTGCTGGATTAATGGATAAGCAGGGGAAGGAGATAGCAGGTTTACAAGACCAATTATCAGGTAGTATTGAGGAATTGATGCTAAAGTATGGTAAGGAGTTAGAACCTGCAATTAAGGGCGTTTATAAGGCTGGAATTAGCCTTGTAGATAACTTTGAGGACATAGCTAAGGTAATAGTAGAGCTTATAGCAGTTTATGGTGTATATAAGGCAACGCTCGTTACTATTACGGCACTACAAGCAGGTTTTGGAACTACTTTGTTTAGCTTTGGATTGATTTGTACGAGGGTTCAGAAAGCTATAAGAGCGTTATGGGCTTCATTATCGGCTAATCCTTATGCTTTAATAGCAGGTGCAATAGCTTCGGCTACATATGCTTTATACAAGTATATAACCTATCAGACGGAGGCAGAAAAGGTAGAGAGTAGAAGAGCCAACGTTATGAAAGATGTTGCAAAGGAGACCTTTAATGTTAAGAAGGGGCTAGACGATTACAACAAGAAGCTAATAGAGGCTACTAAAGGTAGTAAGGAGTACAACGACATTAAGTCGGAGATAGTATCAAAGTATGGTCAGTATCTTCCTAATTTAGATAAAGAGATTGACAAAGTAGGTAATTTAAGCGGTGTATATGATAAGTTAGCTAATTCTATAGGTAAATCTACGGAGAAAAGGCTAATGGCTAACTTTATTGAGAAAGAACAAGATAGGCTAATTGATAGTGCTACTAGTAAGCTACCTAAGTTATATACAAAGGTAATGGAACACTACGGCAAGGAGGAAGGCTCTAAGATATACGCTGATATAATTAAGTCAATATCTACTGGAGAGGGTAGAGAGGAATTAAGAAAGAAACTAGCAAGAGATTTTATCTGGGATTGGGGTAGAAATGCAGGTGAGATGTTCAGGGGTATATATGAGGAAATGGACTCTGTTACTTCCGTTCTAGACACCTATAAAAAAGAATTTGATATAGCTAGTAATGTTAGCAAGGAAGGCGTTAAAGAGATTAACAATGAGTTAATCAAAAACTACGAGTACTGGGAGAAGATAAAGACGGAGGCAGAGAGTGCGTTAAAGTCTTTAGGGGTTGATGCACAGGGTAGCGATGATTGGAATGCGTTAAATGCTAA